GATTTACTAAAACTTACCACTAATAATAACTTTTACTATGTCGCTGCTCTCGCTAGCTTCACTTAAGAAGCTCCGATTGAGCCCCGCCCCGCTCGCTATTGGTGTGGCAACTATTGCAGTTGCCAGCTATTTTTGCTTGAGCCATTGGTCGACGTTGAGAGATATTCTCTCGTCCACCTTGGCGCGGAACGCAGAAAAGACATCTTTATCTACTGACACTCTGCGTTCCATGTTCACTGACCAACCTTTGGTCGTGAAGGACCCCGTTGCCCAATCTTCCAGTAACCACACCCACCCAACCGCCGCCGCCGGCCGTTCTGGTGGTACCACCTTTATTGAAACTTATGCTAAAGACCTTGGAAAAATCCCTTATTTTTACCAAAGATCCAAATCCGATGAGCGAAACGATCGCGCCGGTAGTCGATCTTGGTTTTGGACCAAAGATATCACTGTTACTCCCCAAACGTTCGATCCTCCTGAAAACTGTGTTCTTGCTTTAGTTGATGTAGATCATTACGTCGACATGCCTGAATTTTTAGTAGAACAATTCACCCCCACGATAATATACACCTTCCAGCCTACCCTTGCTTCGAGAATCACTCCTGATTATTCCTACGTATTTGACGAGAATAATTATGTTGATTATCAAGTCACTGGTGGAGGCCAGTTCCATCATCAAGTTTGGAACTATGGAACAGACCATTTTATGGTCTCAGAAACCATCCTTGGTATTCCATGGAGATCTGCTGTATATTTAGTCGATCGACGAGCCACTGATCTTGATCATGAACTCGTTCTTTTAACCCCAGTGTCCCGCTGGAATTTGTTTTACGCTTTTTTGTCCCAATTTCTCTTCTTTAGGGAATTGTCTAGACTTGAACCAGTTCAAGGAGACTTCGTTCGCATGCAAATACACCGCCCTGATGGTGTTTTTCGATCTATTGGACGTGTCAACTCCTATGCCATCGTCACCGTGCCTGCTGCCGTTGATGATGATGTAGCGAATATGGCCCGAACTTGCAAATTAGGACTCACGCTTCCCTCTGTTGAGTCTGCTTGCAAAGGAGATAAAAGTGCTGCTCTCGCTCTTTTAGACTACCATAGATCCAATGCCCATTGCACCCCACCCAGAGTTTATCCTTTAGATGTAGCAGTCCTCAAATATCAATTCACTCCAAAATCATATGATCCCTCCGCGAAATCCGCTTTGCGTGCTTTTATGACACCGTTAATTCACGCTGCTTATGCCCCTGATATCTGCCTTGAAAACGAGAAACAATGTATCAAAGGACGCATTATTGATGTCAAAACAAAATGCGTCCTCACTCCGTTTCTCCTTAAAGTTTTTGAAGAGTTTTTAGAACTTTTCATTCCTACGCCTCATTCCCATGACCCAATGGACGATGAGTTTTTGTACGAAAAACAAGACAGACCTTCTCAAAGACGCATCATCGAAGAAGCAGGATATGTCAATCCCATACGGCTTATTAAGAGTTTCATAAAGAAAGAAGCATACACTGACCCAAAAGACCCCCGTCCTATTTCCACCATAAATGGCTCCGATAAAGTAAATTATTCTAAATTCATTTACACCCTTGCAGAACATATCAAGACCCAACATTGGTATGCGTTTGGAATTAATCCTGCTGCTATTGCCCAAAGAGTTGTTGATGTCGTGCACAACGCATCCATGGCCGTCAATACTGACTTTTCCAGATTTGACGGACATGTTTCAAACGTTGTTCGTGATTTCGAACGTAAATTACTCATCCGATTCTTCCGCCCACAATACCACCAAGAAATTCTCGACCTTCATCGTTCTCAATTTTCCTTGAAAGCCTTTTCCACCTTAGGTGTTAAATATGACACAGGCACAGCCCGTGCATCTGGCTCTCCAGAAACAGCTGCATTCAATTCTCTCATCAACGCATTTACCGCATTTCTCGCTCTACGAATGACACGTGAATCTGGTGCTTTTATTAGCCCTGCTCGCGCTTACACCCGCTTAGGTATCTACGGCGGCGATGATGGCCTTACAGCCAACGTGAATCCCGTAATGTACATTAAAGCCGGAGAAATGATCGGCCAAGTATTAACCGTTGATGCCATTAATCATGGACTCCCTGGAATTAAGTTCCTCGCTAGAGTTTATGGCCCATATGTTTGGTTTGGAGACCTCAATTCTTGCTGTGATCTGCCCCGCCAGCTGTCTAAATTACATGTCACTGTTGCCCTAAATCCTAACGTTACTGCCGAGATGAAATTAGTAGAGAAAATGCGATCTTATTTTCTCACTGACGCCGACACACCTGTCATTGGCCCTTTTGCACATAAAGTCTTGTCACTCGCTGGTGGCATCCCTGAGACCAACTTCTTGAATATCTGGAACTCGGATGTACCTTTTGAACTGCAATACCCCAATGACTACCAGGACTGGTTTGTCGCTTACGCATCAGACGCTCTTCCTGAGTTTGATTTTCAATTGTTCCATTATTGGTTAGCTACAGTAACCAATTTGACTGAATGTCTTAACCCTCCTCTATGTCACCCCTATCGACCTGCCAAGTTCAGTAGTGACGTAGTTGTTAATGACGAAGTTTGGATTAAACCAATACCGATAACGTCCGTTCAGACCCACAAGACTAGACAAGAAAATCCCAAAGCTCAATCATCTCGCAACCAAAAACCCCCTCCTTTTCGTCCTTCACGTCCCCACTCTAAGTCCCCTCCTGGCTTAAATTCCCATAGACCACCCCGGCCCCGTACCAACAATAGTTGGAGAGGTCGAGGAAAGAAGTAGTCAGTGAACGCTCTCACACGGCGCGGTTTGCTTGGAAACCGCGTTCGAATTTATAACCCTTTACCGTGTGAGAAAAATTCGATAAATGCAATCCCAACTAGCTCTTATACCTATCAAATCTAATGCTACCCCTCCCGTCAAATCGAAACCGAAGACTCGTCGAACACGCTCCCGACGTCGTGGACCCAGGAATAATCCTCGCCCTTTACTTGAGTCATTTGGAAACATGTCTATCTCTGCTCCGGTTGCTCAAGGCAAGAAGCGCAGCTCTACCCGCCCAAAATTCCTATCTGTCTCAACAGCTGGGGACATTGTCGTCCAACATCGAGAATATGTTGGAGACATCCTTGGGTCTGTCGCTTTTACTTCGTCGCTCCTTCCGCTCAACCCAGGACTCCCTGCCAGTTTCCCTTGGCTCAATGGCATCGCCCAACGTTTTGAATCCTACCGATTCGACCGACTAAAATTATGTTTTGAAACTGAATCCGCCACGTCTTTTACGGGTAGTGTATTCATGGGAGTAGATTTCGATCCCTCCGACACATCTCCAGAAAATAAGATACAGGTTATGACCTATCGTTCCTCAGTTCGTTCTCCTCCATGGAGTGACTGTTGCATGAACTTGACCCCCGAAGACCTTTCCAAACGAAAGACTTATTTTATCCGAAACGGCCCTCCCATCTCAGATGTGAAACTCTACGACACTGGAAACTGGTTTGTCTGCACACAAGGACAGGCCAATGCGTCCACTGTCGGAGAAGTTTACGTCGAGTATACAGTTAAGCTGATGACCCCACAGCTCAACACTCCTTCTCTAGGAGAGGCAGTTTACGGCGTCTTTAGCGGCACTACAAACGCTGCACCGTTTACTAATGTATTTGGCAACCTTCCAGCCACTGCAATTTCAACCGGAACTACCACTTCAGTAACTACCTGGACTTTTACACAACCTTGGCAAGGAGTAGTGACCATTGCAATAATTGGCACAACCTTAACCAACATTACAATTGGAGGAACCGCCTTATCAAATCTCAATACTCTCTCAATTAACACCGCCGCCACCGAGGCCATTGCTTTCATCTACCTCGTTGCTCAAGCCGGCCAAACCTTCATTTCGACAATTTCCGACGCTTCTATCACAAACGCTAGTGCAAATTTTGCTCAGGCAATGGTATCATCCATCCTTTGAGCCTTGCAATCCATCCAACCCTTCTCTGTAAGTTCT